CAAAAAACCTACCCCCCTTTGAATAATTACAAGTTGCGCATAAACATTGCAAGTTATCAGGCTCATCACTTCCACCCAGTGTTCTAGGAACTATATGATCCACTGTATTACCGAGCAAGCCGCATCACTGACAAGTATTCTGATCGCGCTTTAATATCCTTGCGCGTATCTTTCTCCACTGGTAGGTAGAACCATCCTTGCGTAGTGCTGATTGCTTAGACATCAGTGATAGTTATTCCTTTGAAAGAATGAAAGAGCTGCGCAGTTAGAACCATAACGATGCTTATTGTATTTGATCCCCCACTTAACCTGCTCTATTGGTGATGCAGTTTTTAACCAAATGCTCTTGCCTTGAGGTATCCCGTAATGACTACCATTCTTAGCATTAGGTCGCCAATTGGATTCTCTTGTATATAACTCTAATGCGCATTTGTATTCATGTATTGGTAACACTGCTTTTGCATAAGCCTTTGGAGATTGTTGTATTTGAATACCATTATGAATTGGTGCAACGGCATTAGCCGCGCTAATGAATAGTATCCCCAGGACACTTACTACTGCGCAAGCGATCCGCGCTGCGGCTTGCGCTAAGTGCCTGAAGCACTTTAGCAAGTTAAGTGTAATGGTGGTGTCAAGTTTCAGCGTATTTCTTGGGCGTGTCATAGATTTCTCCAATTAACGGTTGTCGGTTTTGTAAAACCCTTTCCCCTTGAAATGGATTGCTGGTGGTGTAAATAGTTTTATCATTTGGTCGTTGCAGTGAATAGGATCAGCGGTTTCTAACCCAAATGGAATAAAGTGCTCATGTATTACCATGCAGGTCAGACATTGAAATTCATAGACTGGCATTGTGGACACTCCTGGTTCTTTATCTTCCAGTGCCCGTATTGGTCGCACCGCTCTGGTTCTAGTGTCAAGTTCCTAGTATATCCGCCTTGGATGAACAAACCCATTAAATCATCCATTCTTATGATGCAACAATAATCTTCTGGATTCTCGCCTTGCCCATTTAAGCGTAATACTGCAAATCCTAATTTGCCAGATTCCCGGTGCTTAAGTTGGTTCATTGCAGCTTTAGGGTCAAATCCTGCTCTGGCCTTTACTTCTACATCGAATGGAACATTTAATACATCTGATCCAGTTCGACCTGCACCAGCAGAATCCGCAAAGGGAAACCACTGGCGCATGTAGTCGCTTACGATTTTCTGCGTTCGATAACCCCTATGTTTCCTATGCTGGCTCAATTAGTTTTCTCCATCCTGGACATTCAGCGCATGAACTCCCTTTTATATAATTGCACCTAGCGCAGCTAGCCACAAGATTGCTTGGTAAGTGAGATCCACCTTGACTCTGAGGGATGACATGATCTACTTGATCTGCTGATCTGCCGCAATATGCGCAAGTCCAGTTATCTCTTTCCATTACAATTCTTTTATAAACCCTTAATGATGCTGGCCATCGTCTTGCGTTTTCATAACCAGATCCTGGGCCTTTACGATTAACAACTTTTGGCTTTTTCCAAAACCTTATGCCCAGTTTTGAACGCCTATTATAAACTGCATGGGGAGTGATTCCCAGAGTTTCAGCCAATTCCTTAGCCGTCAAATGCCGCTGGGAAATTAACTCATCAGCTTCTTTTGTCCATTTCATCCGTTCACCGCATGGCATTTCTCGCACTGCCACTGAATCGGCGATATACTATGAATCCGCACCGAATCATCCAAGTGTGGCATTTCGTTACACATCTGACAGATCAGAACTGGCACTTCTCCAAGCAAGGTTTTAGTGCCATCTGGTCTTGTTATTTCTACATAACCCATCATTCAACTCCTTCCGGTAATCTCCATTGGCCTGTTGTTTTGCTCATTACATACCAAATCGCAGGACATCTATCTCCCTTTGATGCACCACGAACTTCACACATTGCACCTTGCCATGCTTTACCTGCTGCGCTAACTCCAGACTTAATAGTTCTAGGGCCATGCGAGCAAGTAGGTATTGGCTCAGCTTCTCCAAAAGTCTGCTGAACTAATTGCGCAGCTAGTTCTAGCGATACTGGCTCTGGTGTTGGTTCTTTACCAACAAATTCATCCCATGAGTTATTGATTGCTAGTGGCGCATTTGCAATTGCTGCACTGGCTTTGTCATTTGTTACTCGTGCAACTTTTGCCATCTCTGATTGACTTGCTCTCTTGCCTTTTGCTGCATAACCTGCATTTGCAAGCGCCCTGCCAATTGCTGAAGTTTCGCAATTCTCCAACGCAGAAGTCGAATTAACACCGCGATCAGTAATCTTCTCTTCAGCGTATCCTGTTGAGAACGGGAAACTGTCCGCGAAAGTGCGGTAAAGAGCCGCTCTGACAATAAATTGACCATTTGTAAAACTCTCCATAACTGTATCGATTCGGAAATCTGGATAATCTGCAATAAACTTCTCTAATCTTGATTCAACTGTTTCATATTGACTTAGGTCAAACGCCATTGAGTTCCCCCTGGGTTATTCCATATCGCTCTTGTGCGAATCGGATTTGTTGTTTTAGCTCGAAATAAGTTCCATCTGCCCACTTGCTTGAATCTACTGCGCATTCCTGACAGTAATGGCGTGGAATTTTAGATGATCGTGGCAATTCTGAAACGATTGTCCAGGCAGCTTGCACCTGGCCTTTTGGATTTGTAGCACCATATTGGTATTTATGGTAATCGCACCAAATACCTTTTTTGGCATTAACCAGCATCAAGATCATCCCAGTCCATAGTTGCCAGTTCTCCAGCAATAGTGGCGTAGTTGATAATGTCGAGGTAACTATCTTTATGCTCCGCTTGCTCCGAGATACGACTGACTTTGAGTAGTAACATACAGACTGCGACTTCGTGAGCGTCGATTGAATAACCGAGATAGTTCGACCAAAGTTTTGCGATACGCAACATACTAACATTTGGTGATCCATACTCAACATCTCTAATTGCTGAGATAAGTTGCGATTGTCTAAGGAATTCATCGCGTTTCATTTACTGCTATCCATTGGGATACGCATGAGCGAGCGCCCAGCCATCCAGCCTTCTCGCTTGCCTTTATTGAAGCCTGCCCAGTAAGCAGAAAATGCAGCTAATGGTGGGCAAGTAATAGCCAACAAGACTGCCAAGGCGTTTAGTTCTTCCATGATTGCTCCCTAACTATCCACAAGGGTTTGTGAATAAGATAAGGGTTTCACGCCTAGAAGGTTAAATCAACCTCATTGTGGCATATTTTGATAACGATTTGATAACGAAATCCTCTTCAAATCCGAGCCATTCCTCGCCACATAGTGAATCAGCCATACCTTTTGCCTTCAAATACAAATGATCCATCTTTTTCAATATGAACGATGGTGTTAGTTACTGTTTTTTTGTCCACATAAAACACTGCGAACGCCTGTTGCCAGTTGCCCGTTCCCTTCATGTAGCCAGCCTTGCTAAACTGCATTAAATTGCCTACTTCGACCCCACGCAGAATACGCCCTAAAACGCCCCCAGATGCCTCTGTAAAGGCTGATTGCCCTGCCCTGTGAGTGTGTCCACATACTACGCTCTTGCCATGCTTACGAGCGGCATCTAAGGCGGTTAAACCTGGTGTGGGCTTCACGCTGCCCTCGTCGCCGTGAATGGCTATCCAGTCTGGGGCAAACTCTAACGGCTTGCGATGGAACTTAATGCCCAGTTCATCTAATTTCATAAACTTCTCAAACTTTAATTCTGGTAATGCTAGAAATGCTGGGATTTTTTTCATAATCACATTGTAAAGGCGGTCGGTGTGATTACTTCGAATCATGTCTGTTACCTGTAAATCCCACAAAACCTCGACAGTTGCATCACGATCACTTCCCAGTGATTGCTCGAACCATCCTGGCGTTCCTTCTGTCCATCTGGAGATTTGGGGTAGGTCGATTTCATCTCCAATTGTAATAACTTGGTCTGGCTTGAATCGACGAATAAACGATGCAACATTTCTAACTGCTCTTTCGTCATGATAGGGAACTTGTAAGTCCGATATTACGACTATTTTTTTCAAGGTTAGTCCTCATCATCCTCGTAGTAACCAGGTTGTTCTGGCAACCAATTAGGGTTAGGCAATATGGTGGCAGGATAGGTTGCTGGGGCAGTAATTAGGAAAAGCGCATGATCTACGCTAAACCCTGCTCGGCGTAATGATTTGTAATACTCATTTAGTCCTATGCAGTATTGATCCAGCGCAGAGTAATCAGTTACATCAATAACTTTTCTGCGAGCCATGATTAAATTATCGCTCTAGGAGTATGTTGTAAATCTCATCGACACGCGAATTGAGTCGCTTAATTTCGCCAAGTAAATGAGTAATAACATAACCAGACAAGCCGCCTATGACTGAAACTGTGGCTACATAAAGTGTAAGGAAATCTTGTTGGTTCATTTTTTAGGAGTTGCGTATCCAAACACGCCCGCTAAAACCGCAAACAAAATTGTCCGATAATCCACATCAAAATTAGAACCTGCCCAGGCTGCAAGGAATGCACCAAGGGTTAAAACGATTGGATTCTTAATATTCATTATTCTCCTAGGATTGGTAGTTTGAACTTGCTTTTGTCTTGATCTCCCAGTGGTGTAAAGCTGATATGAAGATGCGAAGTGTGTGGGTATCCACGATAACGCCGCCATTTCCAAAACAAGATAGGGCTTGCTATTTTCTTATTGAAAATTACATAAGCCAGTCGTTTGTCGGTTTTGCCCAAGAGTCTAAGTTGATTTGCCAGATAGTGTGCGTTATTGGCTGCCCCACCAAGGTCAGCATCAACATCGATGGCACGAACAACCCCCGATGGTGCAGCAGGATTATGATCCGACTTAGTTGCTGAATGGCGAGCATCTCCGATCCATCCATCCGAACGCTTATCTCTATCTGGGAAGGAAGCATTGATTTGGCTCCTTAACCTTTCAGCAGATTTGCTTAAAAATGGTTTCATCCAAGTAATAGAGTGGCTTCTTCGGCGGTTAAGCCCATTCGATCAAGGAGAGCAACTTTAGCATTTGCTCTAGCCAAATCTCGTTGTGCTTTCCAAGTATCGTAAACGTTAAATCCGTCTGTGTATTGTTTTTTTGTAATTGGCTCACATTCCAAAAAAGTTATACCTTCAAAAGTATCGCCTATTTGAACATATCCGCCGTCTGGAATTAACATTGAAAGAACTTCCCATGATTTAGCCATTACGCACCTATTTCCATTAGTATCATATTTGAGAGCGAACCTGAAAATTGCGCCTGAACTTGCCCAGTTGAACTGCTCGCGATGACTTTTGCTTGAAGTTTGTAAGTCGTGCTAGAAGTCGTAGCAGGTGAATCTAGATAATTCATCGGTATCTGAATTCCAGGCGCGGTTAAAGAAGCACCTGTCAATTCTAAACCTGAAGCATATTCGCGAGTTAAAACTGTCGTGGCGCCTCTAAGAATTCGCACATTTCCCTGAACTTCCGTAGCATCACGATATAAACGCCCTGATTGAACTGCTAGAACCAAAATTTTAGAAGTTGCAGAACTCGGAGTAATTGACGCACTTATTCCTGTATCTGTATAAGTTGTCGAAGCGATGTTTACTTGTGTTTCATAAGAAGCATAAACAACCTGTAAAAGTTTGCCGCCTGCCGCTGCCGCTGCCCATTTAATACCAGTTGCAGCAGTTGAATCGGCGGTCAATACTTCACCATTTGTACCTACTGGAAGACGAGCAGCAGTATCAGCCGCGCTTGCCGCAATTAAATCTCCTTTAGCGTCAAAAATTGTTGCGGGAATTCCTTGAGCGTCAGCACTCCATACAAAATCCAAATCTGTTGCAGATGCTTTTGCTAAAACTTGACCAGTGGTTCCACCCTTAAGGTCGATGAATGCTGTGTCTATATCTTGACCCAGTGCAGCAATAGCGGTTGCGCCATCCTTCACCAAGTCCGTTGATTGGGGGATATCCCAACCAAAGTTCGTTGTTGTAGTTGCCATTAAGCTACTGCTCCTATCGCGTTGATCCAGGTTAGAGTGGGGGATAAAGTGTTCCAAGCTTCAGCCGCATTTACCGACTCCCATTTTACCGCAATTTGGGAGAAACTTATCGGACTTGCGTTGAAAGTTATGTTGAGCGAGTTATACGAAGCCTGGAAAGTCCAACCTTCAATATAGCCCTGGAATGAACCATCGGTTATATTGCCTGGGATATTCTGAATCCAAACAGGCTGCCCGATAAAGATATTTAATAAATCATCGCGGTCTGCATCATCTATTTCATCGTTACCTAGAGGGAAGGTTATCGACTGGAACTTTGGAAATGGTGATGATCTAAGAGCAATAAAACGATCAGCAATATCTTCAGCATCATAAGAATGTTTGGCAGAAGAATCGAAGGAACTACCAAGTAACCCATAAAGTGCTTGACTTTGGATATCTTCGGCGGTGTAACTTCCAACCCCATTATTGTAAGTTATGGTGAATCTGTTTCGTATATCTCCAGAACGAACCACTGACGAAATTCCTACGCCCAAAGCATTGTTTGCATCAAGGATTGTGTAGCCATTATTGGCAAGGTAATCCTGGCGATGAGTGCTATCGGCATAACCAATATTGCCATTCGCATCCTCGTAAATAATTCCAAGCCCAGAATTAGCCAATTGGGAAACTAACGAATAAAGGTCTGCTGGGTTTGAACTTCTTGCGACCATTTCATAGTTACCTGGCTGGTCGATTTCGCCAAGTCCTAAGTTTGCAGCGTTAGCCCAGGTCGTTGTTGGATCGTAGGCAGCCCAAGTTTGAGCCGCTGGAACCTCGTTCCATTGACCAAGCAAGTAACCAGATAACAAAGCATAAATTTGGTCGCCTTCGTGGTCTTGGCTTAAAACCCCATTGTCAATAATCTTTGGGAGTTTGGAAAGAGCGCCTAACGCAGTAATTCTTGCAGCAGTTGTGAAACCCACTGATCCTGCACTTACCACTGAAATTTCGAAGTCGGTTATATATCCGCCAAAAATAGGTTTGTAGGTAGCAGTTGAATCTTGAACTTCAATTGTAATCTGAGTTCCAACATTGAAGGTATAACTTGTGTTGGCAAGGTTGATAAGTTCAACGCTGCAATAGCCAGCCACTGGTTGAGAGTTGATATCAGTGCGCCCAGAAGTAACTGTCAGATTAGCAAGGGTTACATCAGTAACTTCAACACTATCTACAATTACACGCCAGACGGGAGTCCATTGAGTCATTAAGCAAATGCTCCTGATCCAAGGGTTCCGCGAGCTTGTGAACGGTTAATTAAGTCGATGATTTGGCGAGCAGTTCCTTCTGAATCAATTGCTCCATTGACTGTAATGTTAAAGGTTGAACCGCCACCGCCCATTGCATTGTTAGGAATAATGGTTCCACTGGTTGAAGAGGTAAATAGTTCTGGACCATTCTCGCCCACTAAGTAAGTAGTGCCAGCAGACACTGGACCACCAGCAGCGCGACCGCCGCCAAACACCCCAGCGATGCCTTGAGTTACTGGATTGTTTTTAATAAAGTTTACAAACTTGACAATTGCATTATATGCCTTATCGATGATATTAACCAGAGTTGAGAAGAATCCTATGACTCCACTGATTGCGACACCTAGAACCTTGAACGCTGCCCCTAAAACTTCTCCTATAAATGGAGCAAGGTAGGTCTTTCCAAATTCATAAATAGCGGAAATGAACTTAAAGAATTTGTTTAACTCTGTTGAGTTGTTTCCAACTGCCTCTGAAACACTGGCAAACGCTTCTCTGATACCTTCAATGATTGGAGTAAATAAACCTTTAACAAACTCATAAACTGCAACCAAGATTGGAAGAACATTGTCCTTAAAATTGCCAGCGAATTCGGATATTGCTGGGATTGCCTTATCAACAAATAATGAAACCATTGGAGTAATGGCATCTAGGATAAATCCGCCTACTGTTTCCTTGCCTTCATCAAATGCAACTTTGAGCCTGTTCATCTTTCCATTGAAAGTGTCAGCTTGGATAGAAGCCTGGTCTTTGAAGGTTGAAGCCAATACCGCAGTAGCAGCATCAAAGTCTTTTGATTTGATAATGTTTTCATCGATGCTAACGCCTAGGCGCTTTAATGATCCGAAGTTTCCATCATGAGCCTTAGCAAGACTTTCTGAAACTTGGGTTAATGACTTGCCAGTTGCTGCCGCGATATCTAGCGCGAGGCTTTGCAATTTCTGGGCTTCTGCAACATCCTTAGTTGAGCGAACCAGGCGATCTAGTGAAGGTCGAAGTTGGTCATCGGTAACACCATTGGCAAGAGAAGTTTGAAGGATATAATCCTCGGTTGCCGCTATCTGGTCATCGGTTGCGCCTGTAACATTCTTAAGAGACGCGGCTAGGCGTAACTGCGCAGCTTCATCTTCGATGGCTGCTTTGACACCATCTACGGCTAATTTGCCAGCATAGGCTACGGCTGCAACACCAGCAGCAGCGAATGCAGCGCCAGCAATTTTGCCAAACTTTGTAATCTTATCGCCGAAGGTTTGAACCTCGGTCGTTCCTTTATTAAGGCTGGCACTTAGGTCTTTGACTTCACCAAGTATCGCTAACTTAAGCGTTCTGGAATCGGTTGCCATTATGCAAACTCCTTAATAATCTTTGAGAATGCTTCTTGCCATTCTTTAATAATGTAAGGCTGAGCAGCCTTGAGTGTTGGAAACACGAAATAGCCTTTATTGCCACGCCCAAGTGTCGGGGTTCTATTTGGGAATTGTTTGAATCGGTTAGAACCAAATTCCATTCCACCCCATAGGCTTTTTGTAGTTCCGCCGCCAGAAAATCTTTGACTGGCAAACCCAAAGCTAATTTCGCCTACCTTGGAACTTTTGGAAACTTTACCGCCAGCAGTTATTCGGGTTGCAACCTTTGTCGCTACTGTTCTACTTCCAGCAGCTTCTTTAATCTTGCCTAATGCGTAATCTGCTAGAGCGCCAGATACCTTCTTGGCTTCTTCGATAGCAGTAACATCCATGGCTTTGAAGGCTCGGATTACTTCGCGGATTTCTCCTCGATTGTAAGCCTCAACTTCTGCCTGGTTCATTACGCTCCTTTAATACTTCGATCGCGGTAAGAATGTCCTCGGCAGTTTCCCATTCCCTCATCGGGATATGAGTCGCTATCGCTAACTCGACAAGAAGTCGATTTATACTTCCGCGCTTATGGCTTTTGGGTCGTCATCGCCAACTTCAAGATTCGTAATGCTTTCCATCCAGACATCAAGTGTCTTAGTTGGCTTTCCAGCAGCTTCTCGCTTATAGGCTGAATGAGCAACAAATAAAATATCCCACATTCCAGCAAACTCCTGGATGGACTTCTTTGTTGCCATTTCCCACTTTGCGAAGTCTGGTGGATAGGCTACATAAGTTGCACTATCCCCAGACACGAACTCGACTGTTATTGACTTTTTCATTTTGCTCCCTAGTTAGTTTTTAGCTGAATGTTTCTGTTGGGCGACCTTCAACAAGCATTGACCATGAATCGGTTTGTGCGCCTGGCGCCGCTCCACCGACGGATGGAAATACTGGATAAGCCGTTCCAGCGAATACTGCGCCTGTTACAGCAGTGATTGAATAAGCAAGTGCTGTATTTGGTGCTGTTTCAGCAGCAGTCCACATTGCTTCAAATAGTGATGAAGTTGCGCCCCAGTCAGCTAATAGTTCAACTGAAAGTGTCCACTGATCGTCAGTGTGCTTGTATGCCTTGCCATCTAGTGTTTGGTAAGTGTCGATTGTTGGTGAGTTTGTCAAGGTAACGCTAGTTGTTTGACCATCATAGTTTGTTGATGCGATGGTGAAAACTATGTCGCGACCTGTAATGACTGTTGTTGCCATTGGGTTTTCTCCTTAGTTGGTTTGCGTGTAGTAGGTTGCCACGCTTATATCTGCGACAAGCAAATTGCTAGCGCCTACTTGTGTAACTGTTGGTCGTTGAACTGCTCCTACTTCGTATCCCGCTGGGATTGCAGAAACAACACTTATGATAAGCTGCTCGATATTGTCGAGTGATGCTGGGTTGCTGTTATATGCAACGCAGACTGTGATTGTGTAATTAAGTTTGCAGTGGAAAGATGATTTTCCAATTGTATTAAATTCAATGTAGGGTGAATCTGGAACGCACACAATTGCAGGAGGAATTACTGTCTCTGGAACAAAGGCATACACATTGCCAGCAACGCCAGCAAGCGCAGTCGCGAGTGGTTGCCTAACTGATGAGAGGATCGTTGATGCGGTCATTGAGCAATTGACTCAACATCTATATACGCGCCAAGTAGTCCTACGCAACGGTTAAATAGTGAGCGCCCCATCCGATACGGTGTTGGTGTGAAATCCACACCTTCTATTTGTCCGCCAGGAGCGACTCTGGATTGAAAAACTTCAACGGAAACAACTAGAACGGCTGACTCGACTGCCGAAACTCCAACATAAGTTGAAGCGCCTGAAAGAGTTGCTAAGCCTGAAGGAATCACATTTTTTGGCAAGATATCTGCGTTTGTTAAAGCAACTGAAAATTCATAATCTGAAGGAACGGCAGTAATTGTGAAAGTGCCATTAAATGGTGAAGTGCAACCAGTGATTACAACTGATTGGGTTAAAGAAAATTCGTGAGCGCCTAGTGTGTGAAATGTAGCCACATTATCTTCTAGTTCGACTGCATCAATTGGTTGGGCATATCTTGTGAGCATAGGAAGAATCACTTGCTCAGCACTGTCAATAATATCTGTTAAATAAGCGTCAGAATATAAAGCGACAGACACGCCAAGAATAGATCGCAATTCAGCGACTGAAACTATTGATGCCATGTCTGCCTCTCTAGGACTGCTGGGTGAGTCGGGAGCAACCCACCCATGATTAGTTTTTTAGTTACGCTACTGCTAGGAAACGGAATGCAGTTGGGTAACGATTAACAACTGCGCAATATCCGTAAAGTCCGATATCAAGTTGTCCATTTGCAACTACCGCAGTGCGAAGTTGAATTTGGCTGGACTCATGGAATCGCATTGCGTTTGAAGGATAAACAAGTGCATACTTAGCACCTGCATCGTTGCCTGTGTAATTTGGGTCAACGATAAGGGAAAGTCCTGCGACTGTTCCAGCAGTTGAACCTTGTGAGATTAAGCCGTTAGCATTTTGAGGTGCTGCGGCTGCGAAAATTGGGCGACCAGTTGAATCAACTGCACCAAGTAGACCAGAGAAGTCAATATCATTAACTCCGCCACCTGTTGCAACTAGCAAGCGGTTTGGTGTCATACGCATTACGCCAAATGAATCAGCAATGCCATCTGCAATTGACTTGTAGATTGTTGATCCTGTTGAACCTGCTGAGTTTTGTGCAGCAATGTTTGCAGCGTAAGCATCTGTCTTTTGTGCGTATGATGAAGCAAGTTCCTGAATATAAAGATCAAGGAAACTTGGGTCTGAGCGGTCTACGAGTTCGACATCGAGGCGACCAGCACCTGCGAACTTAACTACTGTATCTTCCTGGAAAGTTACGGCAGTGTCAGTTGATGAGAATTCAACACCTTCAGCAGTTAATGCAACTGTTGCTTGTGCGCCTAGCTTTGGAGTAAAAATCTTCATTCCTGAAGCTGGGAGTGGAGCAGTTTCGATGCTTGAAATGAATGGGCGTGAGTTGTCGATGATACCGATAACATCGCGTAGGTAGTTAGGTGGAACCATGCCTGTGTTTTCTGCAACTGTTGCAACTTGTAGTGCTGCGATTAGATCGCGAGCATCTGAGTCGCCGCGTGATGCAGCTAATTGAGCCTTGGCAACTTGACCAGCGGTAACATTTAGATTAACGCGTGGAGATGAATACATAACTGGCGCTGACGCGCTAACAGTTACTTCTGACTTTGCAGCTTCTACCGCTTCGGTAGTTACTGACTCTGGAGCGGTTTCGGACACTAGGTCTTCTCCTTCTGTTTTGGTATCTGAATCGGTTGATTCAGAAATTTCGGTTTCGGTTGCAGCAACTTCTGTAACACGCGCAGAATCAATTGCTGGATCAGTTACTAAACTTGTTTCTATCATTTGAGATGAAGAGATAACCATTGCGCCATCTTTGTTATCCCATTCGTTCAACTTAATTCCAACTGAGAAGCCATCGCGTAATCCTTCGGCTGCCTCCAACAAACTATCATCCCCCGCAATTGTGCCAGCGATACGAAATGAAGCCGTTATTCCTAGATCAGTAATTTCGTAACTGGAGAGTTTGCCTATCGGTCTTGTTCTGTCATGCTCAAGAAGTAATTTTACATTCTTAGGAATTGTGATTGAATCTTTTGCAAAGATTGTTTTGCCAGCAGAAGTAAAACCTTCTTCGCCCCAGGTAACTATGCGACCTGTAAGCGTTCTAGTTTGTGTATCGGCTGCGGTTAGCGTAATTGGTAGATTTACTTTCATTTAAGTAAGTCCTCTTCCTCTCGGATTTCTTCAACGCTCATCGCGCCGATTCTGTTTAGGATTTCGTAAACTTGAGCGCGTTCTAATGGATTGCCGCGCAGGAACTCGTCGAATGAGAAGCGAACATAATTTCCAGCAGGCACGAAGTCTGGTTGGCTTAAGCGTTGCTCAATTGCGAGAAGGATATTGCGACCGCCGAAGTCAATTAGCGAACGACGCTCATTGATTGCGTTTGAATAGGTCATTGATGTTGATTCGGCGGAAGCAAAGAAGGCAGGGATATTTAGGGCTCTGCATAATTCTAAGGCGACATACTGGCGAGCTTCATTTAGTTGAAGTTTTGCAGGATCAATACCTAATGCTTGCAATTCAATATCAGCATTTAAGAATGCAGTGCTGCGATTAGTTCTAGCAACGCGCCATGACTCTAGGAGTTTAGAAATTCTTTCGGAAGTTAAGTTTGTGCCATTAGATTTTAGAACCATCATTGGCACTGGCTCTTTTGCAAATTGCTCGGCAGCATTTTCTAATGCAATAGCAGCTCGAATAGTGCGTCCAGCGCGATTTAGAAAACCTTCATCAAGTCCGTTAAATACTACAAGAGAACCAACGCCGAATGGTGGAACTTTTTTGTTATCAACTGAGTAGCCAATAATTTCAGTTCCAAGTGAATTCAATTCTGGCAATACGCGATCTGGTGAGATGCGTGTCCATTCTTGAATGCGACCATCTGCATACATTGACATTATCATTCCGTAAGAGACACCTAAGAATAACAAATCTTCCGCAACATAACTGTAAATTGCAGAACCAGGAACGCGTGGATCAGGTTGATTGATTACGCGATTGGGTTCAACATGAGAACCATCTGATTTGAGATATTGCTCTAGTGGAAGTGTTGCAAGAGAACACAAAATGTTTCTGCCGCGAGCAATTGTCGGAACTGCCATTGCTGAAGCTCTTGATGCAGTTGATACTGGATAAAGCCAGTTATTGATTATGCCATTGCTAGGCGCAGGATACGCAGCCGCGTCAATAGTGTTTTCGACTGGTGCAATTGTTGGAAGAAAGAAGTCTTTGATTCCCATATAGTGGATAAGTATATCATTATGTGGGATTAACCTACGAAGATATCGATTTCCGATTCTGGTCGTGTTGCGAAGTGGGAAACCATAGCCATTGCCACTGCCGCGCAGATCGTAGAGTTGGAAACCTTGCGCCCGAGATACCAGCCACCATCTTTGAATGGAAGTTTAACTGCTGATAGAACTTGCTTGGTAAATTCCTCCTGGCGTTTGTGAATTAGCCTGCCACTTGTAATTCCAGACTGCATCTCGTCGCAACTTTGTCCGTAGAGCGCCCCGTCAATTGGAGTTGTCTGGATTCCTGCTGGCGATAGCCTTGCAGCGACTGCTCCTGAAGTTTGTCTTGAATAGGCGACTGTTGTTGTTGGATATTTACGCACCCAGACTGCCACATCGTTTGCAAGAGCTTTGTCATCGATTGCAACTGCGTTTTCCCAAGTCTGCAATAGAACCACGATGAATTTATCTCCCTTTTGTTGGGCTGCAAGTAACGCACCTGCTCTGCGGTCGGGCGACAAGTCAATAGCCATCCAGGTTTCTTGATCCTGGTCTAGTTCTGCTGACTCATCGCCACACGCATCCCACAAGGACGGATTTATTGCGGGATTTATTTGGGAAACCCATTGACACAATACCTCGGTTCTAATAATCGATTCTTCATCGTTCAAAATTGCTCTTAGGTTATCTGGATGCACTGTATATCCAAGAGCAGGATTGGAATAGCGAACCGCTTCCCAGAATTCAGGTGTGTCTCCAATTTGAACTTCCATTGGAGCCGACCATTCAAACCAACCTATCGGATCATCACTTCCAGCAGCAGCAGCGACCCCGCGCTCACGAATTTTGTTAAGAATTACGGAATGTTGGTCGCCAGCATTGCTATAAATTATTGCCATCGGATTCTTGGAAGCCATTTGCGTATATCGAAGAGATGCCCAAACTTCTTCATCTTGATATTCTCGAACTTCATCCAAGTGGATTACATCTGGCGCTGCAATACCGCGAGAAGCGGAGTTATTGGCACGAACCAAATACCGAGCGCCATCTATCAGCTTAATTTCCTGCGATCCTTTAGTTTCATACTTTTTAGCAAACATTGCAGCCAGTGTTGGATTGTTTTGGATAATCTCATCTATCTTCCAAAAGATTTCAGATGAAGTTGTCAGCTTGTGAGCAGTGTGAACTTGTAATTTCTCACCTAACTCGAACATTCCCCATAAGATTCGGAGCGCTAAGAAGGTTGATTTTCCTTGTTGTCTCGCACATAAAATGCCAATTTCATTATGGTGCCACCTGCCATCTGGCTTAACTCGGTGCATCTCAATAGCCAGGAATTTCTGGTAAGGGAGCAATTCAAACCCAATTTTCTCGCAGAAATCTATCATTTCCTGTCCGCGTGAAGGTAAATCGACTGGTTTTGACCTAATACGCGGTTCTGTCGCCCCTAGGTAAGCCCCAGCAGGGCTATCTAAGGCTATCTGGTCGAATCTAGTCATGGTTAAGAGTATCAGCCCTGATAGTGGGTAATGGTGTCGTTTTTAGGGGTAAACAAACCAAGGGGGGTCATGGGTGTTGAAGGGCTATCAAAAAACCTACCCCCCTTTGAATAATTACAAGTTGCGCATAAACATTGCAAGTTATCAGGCTCATCACTTCCACCCAGTGTTCTAGGAACTATATGATCCACTGTATTACCGAGCAAGCCGCATCTCTGACAAGTATTCTG